ATAAGAGACAGGTTCTTAACTGGTCCAAACGCTGGCCTTAAACCGCTGGAGATAAAGAGCTTCACTGTCCCTGGCATTATAGAGACACATGAAGCGTTTTACTACATGCCTGTTATAGGTAACCAGTATAGAATAATTCGTGGATGTCTGAAGAGGTCAATAGACTGTAAAAATAGGTGGGACGGGTTCACTACCTACTCAAATATGGTGAACTTTGGCGGTTTCGAGTACATACCAACTGGCTCCGTTTATGCCCAGAGAGGGGCTAACTAACATGACGCCAGACGACATCATCACTGCCGCTTTGGAGTGCATTGATACCCCCTTCATGCACCAGGGGCGGGTGGTTGGGGCCGGCCTTGATTGTGTTGGCGTGGCAATCCATGTCTGTAAGAGATTGGGACTTGAGCCAGCCGATGTGGTGGGCTACGGCAGGACTCCCTTGAATGGTCAGCTTGAGTCTGCCCTTGACTACCAACCGTTTGTTTCACGTATTACCAAGGCCGAAGTAAGGCCCGGTGACATGATGCTTATGCGGTTCCTTGGGGAGCCCCAACATCTGGCAATAATGGGTCACGATGAGGTTATTCACGCCTATGAGGCTGTAGGCAAATGCGTGAGGCATACCATGAACACAAAGTGGTGGAATAGAGTAGTGCACGCTTACAGATTTAATGAGGTCACAGTATGAGTAGCACTGGCCAAATAGTAGGTGGTGTAGTAGGGACTGTAGTCGGGACATTTGTCGGCTACCCCATGCTTGGCGCTCAGCTTGGTATGATGCTTGGGGGTGCCCTTGACCCACCAAAAGGGCCAACTATTAACGGTCCTAGGCTAGAAGACCTGACAATACAGACCAGTACCTATGGGGCTACTGTACCTAGAGCCTATGGCACGATAACTGTGTCTGGGAATGTGTTTTGGCTAGAGAACAATAAGTTAAAAGAGACAGTGTCTAAGAAGAAGTCGGGCGGTAAAGGTGGCGGCTCACAGACAACAACTAAAACATACCTGTACTCAGCTACTTTTGCTGTAGGGTTAGTAGATACAAGGGCTCTCGGAGAGCCCATCACCGGGGTTAAGAGGATATGGATAGGCCCTGACCTTTGGTATGACGCGGGGTCAACAGACCCTGGCACTATCGCTGCCTCAAATGCTGCTGCTGTAGGCTTTGAATTGTATAGAGGCTCTGATACGCAGCTAGTTGACCCACGGATTAGCGCTAATTTAGGCGTAAACGCATCAGCGTACCGAGGCCTAGCCTACATAGTTTTCTATGACCTGCCACTAGCTAAGTACGGCAACTCTCTGGCTGCTGCACAGATAAAGGTAGAGATTGTAGCTGCGGGCTCGGAGCATGTCTATGAGGCTACACAGCAGGCTATAGGAAGCAGGCAGTGGACGTGTGTTACGTACAACAGTAGGGTATACTGCACACTAGCAAATAATACAAATATATGCGCCACATCACCAGATGGTGTAACGTGGACTGAGTACCTCATGCCTAAATCGGCATCCTGGCAGTGCATCGTATCCAATCCAAACATTATTTTGGCATTCTCATTCGGGTCCGTATGTGTATCTGAGGATGATGGGGTTACATGGGTAGAGGTCTCAATGCCAGGGAACTACTACTGCACTGACGCTTGTTACAACGGTTCTGTGTTTTTAGTTGCAACTGATAGTGGACCATTCTTTAAGTCTCCAGACGGGTTTGCGTGGACATCAGAGAGAGCCCCAGAGGAGGCTATGGGGCTAGGGAGTGTAGCTTACAAAGGCTTGGCATGGAATGGTTCAGTTTTTGTAACAGTGGCACAAGGCACAAGGTTTTTGACCTCAAAGACTGGGACAACTGGTACATGGACTAGATATGTAGCTACTAATGGTAACAATTGGAAGTCTATAGGTGTTAATAATGGTAGATTTTGCATAACTTCAACAAATTTTGCTGGCACGTACACATCTGATGATGGTTACGCCTGGACGTACAATGCTGTGAATTTCGCTGGTTTTGGTTCTCAGGTTGCATCTGATGGATCACTATTCTGTGCTACGTCCTATTCAACCTATTGCCTATCCCCAGACGGTGTAACATGGGAAATAAAACAATTCCCAGGCGGGCCAGTAAATACCTGGAATTCCTTAGTCTGGGGCGGTGATGTCTTTGTTGGTGTAAGAGGTTCTGGTGGGGTAGCAGCTACGATACAGCCATATAAGATAGCAGCCACACCAGTAAGTTTGAGCCATATAGTTTCTGTAGAGTGTAGAAACTCTAGCATCTTAGCGGATACAGACATAGATGTAACTGCCCTAACTCAGCAGGTAAGGGGTTACCGCGTTGGGTCAATAGGTGCAATCAGATCAGCAGTGGAACCGTTACAGTCTGTCTGGCCATTTGATATTGTACAGCACGGTTACAAGGTTCAGTTTAAGCCTCGCAATTCAGGCTCTGTAGTAGACATACCGATGGGCGATTTAGACGCTAGAAGCGCATCGTCTGAGAGAGGTGTGAGTTTGACTACGTCTAGGGAGTCAGACGCGCAGTTGCCAAATAACGTTACATTAAAGTACCTAGACTTCAACAGGGAGTATGATGTAGGTGAACAATATGCAGAGCGTAACGATGGTAACTCAGTAAATCTTCGTGTTATTGACATACCCGTAGTACTTACTGGGAGTGAGGCTGCTAACTTAGCAGAGCTATTACTATATCTATACTGGCTTGAGAGGTACGACGTTTCTTTCAGCCTACCTCCTACATATAATCAACTAGAGCCCGCTGATGTAGTAACTCTTCAATCTCTGGAGGGTAACATTCAACTCAGGCTGACCGCAGTGGACAACACAACTGACGGTGTTGTTGTGTGTAAGGCCAAGTACAATTCAGCTGCTGTTTACTCACCTAATGCAGTGGGCGCTGACCCAGTAGTCAGTGGCCCCATCATTATAGAATACGCCCTAGAGCCTGGGTATGTCTTGATGGATGTACCCTATATGGACAGGCAGATGGACCGCCCGTCTTTCCTGTGGACTATGTATGCCCCAAGCGACACATTTGGTGGCGGGGAGATATACCGTACAGAGGATGATGGAGTTAGTTGGGACCTTGTGCAGGGTTTCAGTCCTCCCGGAGGTGTTGTAGCGACTGCAACAAATGCAATCACCGCAGTGGATACTGGTGTTTGGGATAAGGCCAGTGTACTTAACGTTAGGATGGTCGGTGGTAGCAGCCTTACCAGCGTTACTGACCTGGCTGTGTTAAACGGGGCTAATCTCTTTGCTTATGGCGCAGACGGCAGGTGGGAGATAATAAGTATACAGTTGTGCACTCTAACCGGACCTGGTCGCTATACATGTACTGACATGATCCGTGGGAAGTTTGGGACCGAATGGGCAATGGGCGAACACAGTATAGGCGATTACCTGATACTGCTTGATGAGAATCACCTCAGCCTTGTAGGTATAAGTAATCAGTTGATAGGCCTCCCTAGAACATACAGGAGTGGGGATGACATCAACTCCCTGGACGTCTACAAGGACTATGATTTTACCTACCAAGCCGTAAACCTGGAGTGCTTGTCACCCGTCTACGTGAAAACTTTTCGTGATTTAAGCACAAATAACTGGTACTTTTACTGGATTCGCAGAAGCCGCACAGACTGGGCCTGGAGAGATAATGTCGACGCTGACTTAGGCGAGTATGAGGAGTCTTATGATGTTGAGATTTACTCTGACGCTAGTTTTACTACAGTTCACCGCACGATTAGAGTGCCATCTGCTGAATGTACCTACACGTCTGGCGACCAGATAATAGATCAAGGAACTGTCAAAACGGCTGTATTCTTCAAGGTGTACCAGGTCTCATCAGTTGTTGGTAGGGGCGCTCCGGCAATATACCCAGGGTCTAGTTTTAATGGTGCAAACCTCGCAGACCCTAACTTTAACGAGGTTGTGTTCCTTACCTCTAACACAGGCGCTGAAGGTAACAAGAGGTTCAGGGATGTTAGGGGTGCGCTTATGTCTAGTTCTGGGGAGGTCAAGACTACAACCTCAACAGGGCCTTTTACTCTTGGGTCATCTGCTCAGTTTGATGGTGTGGGTGACTATATTATGACTCCAGGTAAGGATAGATACAGACTAGGGGCAGGGGACTTCTGTGTAGAGATAATATTCAAGACTAGCCAGAAGCACGGAGTACTCCTTGACTTCTACACAGGAGGCCAAGCAGGGTGGCAGATACTGTTAGATTCTTCAGGGTTCCTGTGGTTCTACACAGGTGGCTCTGTAAAGACAGGGTCTAAAAACCTGTGCACAGGTGAGTGGACTTATGCTGCGGTTACTAGGGAGCTTGGCAACGTTCACTTCTACAGCGCTAGACTGGGTCAACCCTTACTTGAGGACGGGATAGGCACTCCTTATGCAGCCAACCTTAATTACACCACTTTAACTTTTGCTATAGGCGCTCAGGTTGCCTCTAGGAATCCATCATGGGATTTTAAGGGCAATATTGGTCCAATCAGGGTTACTGTAGGCACAGCCCGCTCCCCATTGGTAACGCCTACTGCAGATTTTCCACACGGTTAAGGAAACATAATGGCATCTATAACATCAAACCTAGATTTGATTATTCAATCTCAGGCTTCTAAAGAAATCACTGCCAATGGACTGTTCAACAGCGCTAGCCCGGCCATGCTGTTTGCCCGCAGGGAGAATAGTACGGGCCTCACATGGTATTGCTATGGTGGTCCTATGGTGATAGATGGGGTACTGACTGTAATCGCAAACCCGGCTGGTATAGCTTTATCAGCCAGCACCACAAACTACATAGAAGCCACTCGTGCAGGCGTAGTCTCAAAGAACACTACTGGTTTCACTCCTGGCTCTATCCCACTGTACCAACTCAGCACAAGTGCCATAACTGTGACCAGTTACACAGACTATCGTGCGTGGGTGACGCCTAACCACGTGACTAGCAAGGCCAGTGTCGTGGTAACAGCCGCTGACGTGACCCTGACCGCAGCCCAGGCTGCGTGCCGGTACCTGACAACCACAGGAGCCCTGACAGGGAACAGGGCCGTGATCGTGCCCAATGACTGGGAAGGTATCGTCTATTGCAACAACACTGGGGCGTTCACTACCACCTTCAAAACATCTGCGGGTGCTGGTATCGTTGTCGCCCAAACCAAAAGAGCCCACCTGTTTGCTGATGGTACTGATGTCGTTCGCATCACTGCGGATGCGTAAGGTGACCAACAGTCGTGTAGGCGATCTGTAGCGTGGGGTAGTCAAGGCGGGGGAGGATGGATTCCGCTGCCAGGATGCCATCAGCCAGATCACGCAACTCCCCGACCTCAGCCGTCCACTCTTGTCCGGGTGGGCGGCGGTCAGCCATGTCAGCCAGGATTTCGAGTGCCACGTTGACCTTGTCCTTTAGGGACCGCTTCACCCGGTGTGTGGTGCGGTCAGCAGCGACCGAGATCACGACAAGGACCTTGGCCACGCGCACCCAGTTGATAGAGCACGGGGTTCCGAGCTGCATCCCGAGCAATGCGAAGTGCATTTCTGCTCCCAACTCGTTGATCAAGTGGGCTGACACCTTTTTCTTTGTCTTCATATTCTTCTTATTATTCAATGAGTTACAAACGCGCTGTGGGCAAAAGTCAGGAAGTTTGTGGGCTGTCCCACACTTTATGGATTGCAGCCTCCTCCAGCAGCCACCGGTGTGATGCCCAACCCAGGAAATTGGCATAAGCCAGCCCAGGCAGGGCCATAGCCTGGTGCTCGACCGGGGACATGTGCGGTGGTACGGCGTTGACCAGGCTCTCGTACCGGGCCACGTCCTGTTCAAGGGTGGAGGTGCGCCCCTCGTGGTTGAGGTAGGACACCCGGCAGCAA